AAGGTCTACCATCTATAACATCATAAGGCTGTCCTTTTATTAACTCAGACTTACGTCTATACATTCCTGTAAGTTCTAATAGATCTTTTCTAAGAGGTACAACACGTATGTTCTTACCTGATATTCTTTCTATAGTAAACTTTAAAACTTCGTATGCTGTATCTTCTTTGGGATCATACCCTATATAAACTGTATTCATTGTATCTCCATGTTAGAGGGAAGTGAAAGGAAATAAACACTTCCCCCTTATAATGTAATTATGCCATAATTTAATTTATAAGTCAAGAACTTTCTTACAATCTACCCACTCTATGATGAAGAGATAATAATTTTTCTTCAACTTCTTTATTAGGAGGTGATGCATATTTAAGATAATAAGATATCACCTTCCTAATTAATTCAACATCAGCAGTAGCTATTGCAGGTTTACTTTCTTTCATTATATATCCACCAATTCACATACCCCTGCAGTACATGCAAGTTCTTGTGATCCTTTTGTGTTGTCTTCTTTTTCAAAGTCTTGTAGTTTAGCCCAATCAATTTCTTTTGGCATTCCTTTTACTAACTCCTTATAAGTATCCTCATCTATATCTTGATAAGGTGCTTGTTGATATGTATGATCAGAGAAAGGTAAGAAGGATACACCACTTAGATACTCAAAGTTTTCCCAACACCATGATCCTACTGGTACCCACTCATCTTCCTTGACTGATATAGTTACAGAAGGTTTATGTTCACACCAATGTTTAGCATATGTTTTCCATATCTCTAACTGTTGTATAGCTGTCATGTCTGTTCTACATACTGAACCTTTAGGAGCCATCATAGGAAAAGAGAATACAGTAGTATGCTCTGGCTTCATAACATCAGGTTCATTAGGAATACCAGATGCTTTTAAGAACTCAGTCAATGGATCTTTGTTATCACCTCTTACTGTTCTAATGTAGTAAGGATTATGTCTAGCATGTATACCACTAGCACTATCAACTAACTGACTTACAGTACCTGAAGGTTTAACACAAGTGATAGCTGTTGATTGATTGATGTTAAACTTCTCAGCATATTCTTTGTTACATTCTACAGCTACTTTTTTAAGAGTCTCTAGTGTCTTAGCTAGACCTGTTTCTTTACCATTAAGTAATTCAGAATCCATAATACCAGTAAGAGATACACCAAGTAATCTTTCTTCCTCTGTATTATCTTGCCATACCTTTCTTAGATAACCAAAGTTAGTGAAGGTAGATTGTATAGTACCTAGTAAGGTAGCTACTTTAATCTTTCTTGTAAGACTATTAACAGTATCACCTGCACGTACCACTATCTCTGTTAGGTTACAGAACTGATTAGGTCTAAGGATAATTTCACTACAAGGATTAGTACCAAAGTCCCAGTTAGATTCTCTTCTACCATTCTCAGCAGCTTTCTTTTGAGCAGATGCTCTACTAAAGATACCTCTCTCACCTGACTTACTTTCATACAAGGACAACCATTCCTTCATGAAGATACCTGGATCAGGTTTCTCTGTATAAGCAACAGAGTTATTGGCCAAGGCTCTCTCTGGATTAGTTGTCCACCAGTCACCTGTCTTAGCTGTACGTATACGTTGGTCTGATAAGTTAGATAAAGATATAAGAGCTGATCTACGTACACCACCTACCACTACAACTTCACCTGTCTTACATACTATGTCATGACATTCCATAGAGGAAAGCTTTCTACCTCTTGCTTCTTTAAACTTAGTAATAGTAAAGTCAAACAAATCTACCAAAGGTTGAGGACCACTAGCTCTACCACCAAATGTTTTAAGTCTCTCACCTGCAGGTCTAACCTTAGATACATTTATCTTAGGTACTCTACCTGTGTATAGGTAAGCTATCAAATCTCTATAAGCTCTTGCCCATCCATCTTTAGAATCAGTAACAGAGACAACACTATCTATGTAATCAAACTCTACATCAGGTACAGTAGGTAACTTGTCAGCATACTGTCTCTCAACAGAGAAGCCTACACCAGTACCATTCATAAGGATATATAACACCTCATCAAATGCTCTTGGACTATCAATAGGAATATAAGAACAGTTATAACCTGATACATGTTCTCTATCTAATGCTTTACCTGCAGTCATCAGAGCTCTCATGCTTGGCATAACCTCAAGAGATAGAATAGATTCTTCTATTTCATTCCACTCTTTATCTGTAACTCCTCCTTCATAGTTAGTATCTATATGAGACTTAAAGAAAGACACAAGTCTTCCTACTGTTTCTCCCCATGTTTCTCTTCTACCTTCTTCTTCTATCCAACGTGAGTACCTGGACATGTGAATGAATGATTGATACTCAGTAGGTAAATAATTACTACCCATTAATGATGCCATCTATTTTTCCTTTCCATATTTCTTTTCTAATATTAACTCTGCATAATGTATTACTTTTCTAATATCTTCTATACCATTTTTTGTTTTATGCCTAGTTATATACTTTACTATATTACCTTCTAAGAAGTCAAGCTTATTTTCTACAATATAATCTACAGGTTGTATAGCACAATCTTTATAATGACTACCTCCTACTTGTTTATCAGTAGCTTTACCATACTCATACTCATATGAACCTTTTATTAAGTTCTCTTCTTGATTACGTCTATACATATATTGTTCATGACTCTCACGACTTATCAAGGACTCTTCTGATTCTTTGTCTGACATATTTTATTTCCTTTGAATTAATTACTTTGATTGCGAAGCTTCTTGTATACTCTGCATCCATACCTGCACTCTCACATATATACTCAAAATTATCACACGTTACACCAACACTACAGAAGAACCAGGCACGAGCACTTGCTCTTTCAACACTTGTACGTGATGATTCTACTATAGTTTTTTCTTTTGTTGCATCTAATAATGCTTGAAAGATAACAGAAATAAAAAGAACTCTTTCAGGAAGAGTAAAATATTCTTCTTCTATCTCTGTTAATATTTCAATATACTCTTCATCCATTTTATTCTTCTTGTATTAGTTCATCTCTAAAGATATCTTTTAACATAGACGCAGCTTCGTCAGCTTCAGCAGCTAACTTTATTTGTTTAATAAATTCATCAACTACTTGTCCATGTTCTCCTATACCTACAGGATGTTCTAAGTATATACGTGCATTAGTAATAGCCTTATCTCTTTGAGCTTCAAACTCAGCTAGTGCTGTGTCGTACATTGCTTTTTTAATTACCATTTGTTTCCTCCTTTCCTAATAATGTTACTTTAATTATATCTTTATGTCTATACATTTTTACTTTTTTTCCATAGTTTGTTTTATATCCTTTGATCATATGTAATAAATTTGCCCAATCATAATTATTAACATGGTCCATAGCCCAACGAGATAAATTAGGAACAATAAGAAATGTACCATTTTTAAACTCTAACTTAACTGGTCCTAAAGCAGAAGAGCTTTTATCTCCACGTGATCTCTCGCTATTCTTTTTTTGAAGTTCTTTATTACCCCAATTATTTTCTCTCATTTTTTGTTTAAACTCAGGATCTTCATACAACTCAACAGGTGGGTAAAACTTACCACCTACATATGAATTATAAAATGCAGGTTCATCTGTACCTTCTATTACAGCAGTAAGAACAGACCACTTAACTTGATAGTACATCTCATAGTATCTTAAACTTCTTTTGTTTATATACTCTGCTATAACTTCAAACCTAAAATGTTTCTTACCTATCTTTTTTATATCAGCCTTTAAATATTTAGAAGAACCCATATAAGATTCCCACTTAGATTTTGTCTTAGCTTTACCTATATAGTATTGCTTACATCCTACATATCCTTTACCATTTTGTGTATTAATTATAAGATAAACAAATCCAAACTTCTTTAAGTTAGGTATGAAAGGTTCATCAGTTTCAAACTGAAGCCAATGACTTACCATTCAGTTACCTCCTCCACGTTAGGTTCTTTTTTAACTTGTGTAAGATACCTATACCCATTTGAATACTTGAATACACGTAGTCCTTTACCTTCGTTAGCATCACTCCAACAAGTACGATTGTGCGAACAGTACAAGCAACCAATAGCAAGCTTACGATTACCACTAGCCCCATCAGGTAGATCACTATAACACCTGTCTGGTGGAGAATCTTTCTCAACAGCTTCTTTAAGATATTTAATTCTTTCTTTAACATTAATCATCTCCATTGAATGAACACGAGTTAAGCATATGCTTCCATGTTGTTTATCTATAGCTAAAAAAGCAGCTTCATCTACACCATTACCTTCAGCATAAGCAGAAATCTGTGCTATATAACCAAAAGGATCATCAGTAGCTAGACTATCATTAGCAAACTTTTGAAAGCTTTTACCTGATGCACTCTTACAATCAACCAGTACATCATCTATAACACAATCTTGATGACCTACAATACCATGTACATTAACTTGTTTCTGTAAGTCAGTTACCACATGTCCAGAAAGCCTGGCTAAAAGAATTAATACATCCTCTAACAGATGGCCATATAAAAATTTAATTCTTGTGTTAGACTCTAAAGGTTTAGGTTCTTCTTTAGAATTTTTTTCATACCATAGTTGTCTAGCAGGTTTACCTATAGCAGAGAGTCTTAGTCTACCTCTCTCTCTAGGTACTTCATTAAGTAATCCTTTCAATGTTTTCTTGACACTCTCTGTAAAAGAATCTAGATGAGCATCAACTTCTTCTTCTTTTAGATTTGAGTCTACAAGAGGGTCAAACAA